CCCGCGCAACCACACAAGCAGGAGGTTATCAGTAATGGAAATTCGAGAGCAAACAGATTGGGAAGCCGAAGCTGACATGCGGACGCTGTCCGAGGCTGAGAAAATCAAGAATGATCCCGGCCGAGTCGCGCGGGCGAAGCAATACGCCCGCCGCAAGTCCGTCGAATACGCGAAATTGGCTGGTGAAACAGGTGACGATGTCGCGGAGATCGCGAGAAAGGGGTATAGGAAACTGTCATGAAAGGGAAATCACGGAAAAAGGGAGTCCTGAGCCGCGCGTTCAGTGAGGTTTTCGGCAATGAACCGTCGATCGTCGCTCACACGCGCAAGAAATTCGGAAAAAAGCGAGCCAAGAAGCAAAAAGTGGCAATCGCTCTCTCGAAAGCCCGTCGGGCGGGCGCGCATATCCCGAAAAGGTAACTCTCTGAAGGAGGGAAGTCGAGAATGGAACAGGAATACATCAAAGACGTGCAGGAGTGGCTTAAGTGGTACAACTGGCATCGCTCGATGCTGGAAACGATGCCGCTTGAGCGCAAGGTTGAGTTCCTGCTGAAGGCAAACTACGGCTGCATTAAGCTGCTCGCCGGACTCGTGGACCAAGCACTGCTCGCCCAAGAGGGCCGAAAGGCGGCGCCGCGGCTACTTCTCCCTGTCGGCGTGCGTTGGGGGTCATAATGAGACAGATTCAGCAAGCGCAAAAAGTTGCTCAGTCCGGCGCCCTCGACTTTCTGTGGGAGCAGGAACAGTCTCTCGTAAATCGCCTCGTATCCGCGCACCGAGGCGGGAAATTGACTGACCGCGATGCTGCTGTCGGCATCGCTGTGATCTCGGAAGTGCGCTACATGTCGCAAGTTCTCGAAACTGCCCTCACAAAGGGGATCGAGGAAGCGCGTAAGATAACCACGAAGGAGTGATGCAATGCCAAACGAAGCAGATGTGATTAGCGGTGGTCCTCTCGAACACGGCTCCCCCGTCGTTGAGACGCCTACCCCGCCAAAAGAGCCCGTCGAAACGCCGCCCGCGGCTATTGAAATGGTCGAGGCTGAGATCGGAGGCGTGAAGGTACAGGTGCCGAAGGTCTTCGCCGACCAATACAATCAGATGATGGTCGAGGTCAGCACGATCAACGCGCGGCTGCGCGCAATGGAGAAGCCGCCTGCTCCAAAGGACGAACTCGATCCCCTCGACGACGCTGACGTGGCGATCTTCTCCGATCCGAAGGGCACGTTGAGAAAGGTAATCGAGATCGCAAAGGCAGAGGTGACGCAATCGGTCAAGGCCGAGGCTCAAACGACGCGCTTGCAGGAAGAGTTCTGGAAGGAATTCTACAAGACCCACGACGACCTCGACCCCGATATCGACGGCCCGGTGGTCCAAGTGACCATGGCCCGAGAGTTCCAGACCATGAAAAACATGAAGTCGAAGGACGCGATTAAGTACCTCGGCGAGCAGTCCAAGGCGCAACTCCTTAAAATTGCAGCGAAAAGGGGTGCCCCGGCTTCGAAACCCACCAAGCCGACCTCCGAGGGTGCGAACGAACCGTCAACCAGCCGGTCAAAGCAAAAGGATACGAGTGTAAGCACTCACAAACCGCAGTCCATCGTCGATGTCTTGCGGGTTCGGAGGGCGGCTCGAATGAAAGCCACAAAAGGCTAACCAAATCAGGGAGGTAGTTTAAAAATGGCAAGTCCGTTCTCTTGGACCTTCGACGCCCCTAGCGGCACTTTCAAGTCGCATGAGATGTCGGAGGCGCTCTATACCGTCGCGATCGAAGACTCGGTCTTCATGGATCACGTCAAGCCGGTTCCCGAGTTCGGCCGGAAGATGGGTGAGACGATTACCCTCAAACGTGTCTCCGCTGTTTCCGAGCCCACGTCCGCGGACCTCGTGGAAGGGATTCGAATCCCCGAAGACATCCTGACCGTCACCACGCGAGCAATCACGGTTGGTGAGATCGGTCGGTCGGTTCCCTACACTTCACTTGCTGAAGACCTTTCCGCGCTCGATCTGGAGAATTCCATCCAGTCCGAGTTGAAGCGTCAGATGACTCTCGTGCTTGACACGAAGTCGGCGACCGCCTTCAAGAACGCGAAGGTCAAATACGCGATCACTGGCCCCACGTCGAACAACATCGCGACCAACGGTACCTTCGGCGCGACCTCGACTGACAACATGAACGTGTATCACGCCGAGGAGATTCGCGACTACATGTACGACACTCTCCAAGTCCCCGAGCTTGATGGCGGCGATTACGTCGGCATCTTCCGCACCCTCGGCATTCGCGGCTTGAAACGCGATCCTGACTGGGAAGAGTGGCACAAGTACACCGATCCCGCTGCGAAGTTCAACTCCGAAGTTGGTCGTATGGAACGCATTCGTTTCATCGAAACCAACCATAACAAGGCTCTCGGTAAGGTCGGCTCTGGTTCCGTCCTCGGCGAGGGCGTTGTCTTCGGCGCTGACGCAGTCGCGATGATCGAAGCCCTAACCCCGGAACTTCGTGCCGCACTACCCGGCGACTTCGGCCGTGAGAAATCGGTCGCGTGGTACGGCGTGGTGGCAATGGACACGATTTGGGATACCGGCAACGCCGGGCAAGCCCGCATCGTTCACGTCGGCTCACTGTAATAAGGGAGGAAATCTAGAAAATGTATACCAGTGGTGGATTGATTGAGTTTCGGGTCGCTCGTCGGGCAGACCTTAACTCGGCCGCAGATGTCACCGGCGGAACTTGGGCTCCTGCCTTCCAGCCGATGTATGTCGTCGGAGTGGCAGCGATCATCGACAACGATATCGGTGCTGCTGGCGTCGTGAAATTCGACAAGCGGCCTACGTTCGGTTCCGATTCAGGCAGAGGCGACGGCGATGTCGGCGTCTTGAACCTGACCACGGCGCATCTTCAAGGCATGGTCGTTTACAAACGCGTGACTCCGATCAAGATCAGCCCCGGCGAAGAAGTCGTGGCGCAGGTCACCGATGTAGCCGCGGCGTCAGATACGGCTGACCTTGTCCTGCTCCTGTCTCCGTCTCCCGACCACCCGGCGAATATGCCGGACATGGTCGCAAGCACCTAATCGGGGGTTTGAATGGCTGACATTGCTGCAAGTGACGTGGCTGTCACGATCGAGAAGCGTTCCATCGAAGGCAAGAATCGACGCAACCGCGTCAAACTTGTCTTCGGTGACGATGCGCTGACTTATCCCGCCGGGGGTGTCCCTCTCCCGGCCTATTCGAAGTTCGGCATGAAGGTCCGTCTCGACTTTCTGACCATCTTCGATCAGGATGACAGCAAGGGGCATTTCTGGAAGTACGACAAGACCAACAACAAACTTCGTTGCTACGTCCAAGGCGTCGTTAATGGCGCCGCGGGTGCGGTAACGCTTGACGACTTTCCAGTCTCGGCTGGTGATGGTGTGACCGGGTCCCTTTCCATGAGTTTCAACAACAACGCCGGTGCCGGTACGCAACGGTGGGGTGTACTCAAGGAAGCGGCGACCGGGGACGCGCTCGAAGCCATGACGATGTTTGCCGAGGCTGTCGGTTGGTAACTTCGTAGTCGTTCCACAATACTAGGAGGGAATCGAAATGGCACTTGAACTACGAGGGGTGCATGTCTTTGAGAAGGCGCCGGGTGCAGACCATGCGACTCTCAAGAGCGTGCGTCCCGTTCTCCGTCTCTCGTCTCGCGACAACGGCGAAGTCTTTATCCAAGGTGGAAGGTACTGGACCGCCGGTGGAGAGGCTATCAAGTCGAAGGACTTGCCTGCTTGGGTCGGCGACGAGATCAAGAAATGCTCGCCCGCCGCGCTTGCTGAATGCGGGATTCACGTCAAACTTGTCGAGACCGAATCTCCCACCGAGCCGCAGGCGACTTCAAAAGAGGTTGAGTAATGGCTACCCGCACCCACTCTGGCGTCTGGCTATCCAAGGGCGTCTACCAAGTTACTTGGTCCGGTCTGCTGAACGGGGACGTGGGTGACGATGTCAATCTGTCCCAGTTTCCCGATAAGAGTGTCCAGATAAAAGGCACCCCGGGGGCTGGTGGCACGCTTGTCATCGAAGGGTCGAATGACGGTGGTACCACTCGCGCTCAGTTGAACGATTCCAGAGGCGAAACCAACGCTTTGTCTTTCACTGCGGTTGATATCCGCACCGTCCTCGAAAATA